TTATGAAGATAGAGGAAAAGCAATGAGTTCAATCATAAAGTACCATGATGATCCTTATGATATCGCATCGTACAATATGACTTTACAGCAGCTCTACGAAGCCTTTACGAAAGAACGTTTTCCAGATCTTTCAGATAGCCGTAAACAAAATATTGAATTAGCATGGTCATATTGTTCGGCGCTATATGATAAAAAGGTAATAAATACAAAGGTGCCACAATTAAAGCATTGTATAAATAATGCCTGTGCAGTAAGAAAGACCAAAACAGTAACTGCTACTGACAACATCAAGGGACTTATAAAATCGCTGTTGAATTTAATGTATGACTATGCATTTGGAGAATTAGATATTATACAGAAAAACTATGCCCGTTCCTTTGAACTGACTTTAGATACCGACGTTAAGAAACCACATATCATCTTTACAGATGCGGAGATAGAATTGCTATCAAAGAATCTCACTATTCCCGGAGCCAACATAATGTACATCGGAATTTATAGTGGTTGGCGGCCAGATGAGTTATGCCATTTACTGCTGGAGAATATAGATTTAAAAAATCGTAGTTTCTCCGGAGGTAATAAAACAGAATCGTCAAAAAACAGAATTGTTCCCATACACCCAAAAATCTATGATATAGTAAAAGAAAGTTATGAGAAAGCGAAGGCTGCCAGAAGTACCACCTTATTTGTCATTGGCGGCAAAGCTGTCGATTACAAAGCCTATCATTATCGCTTCGGCCAGGTTGTAGATGCACTCGGACTCGATCCGGATCACAGGCCGCACGACACCAGGCACACTTTTTCAACACTTGCAAAGCGTTATAAAGTAGATGAATATGCCCGCAGAATGTTCCTCGGCCACAAGATCAAAGACGTTACTGATTCTGTTTATACCCATATGTCCCTGGAGTGGTACCTAAAAGAAATTAATAAAATAAAGTGATGATACTATTATGATACTATTTATACTTTTTTTCATCATTTTACCACTTTAAGTAAATCCTCTAAACCCTTGTAAAAACGTTATTCTTCTAAAATCGCAGCGTATTTCAAGGGTGAATTTCTTTTCTCACAGAATGTCGAATTTCGCAA